TCGACGACGCGCAGACCGGGGATAGGCGCGCCGTTCGTGGCCTTCAGCACTTCCAGGATCATGCGACGCCGAGGCGTCTTCTCCACAAGGTCCGGGCGGGCGGCGTTGAGCGCCACCACGTCCTGGAGCTCGTAGTCGTACTCGAACTGCGCGTTCATCCGTCCATCTTCCGTCGCGAAGGACTTCCGTACCGGAGCGATGGTCGCAGACTGGACGATGGGGAGCGGCGCTTCGAGGACCTTCGCTCGGGCGCCTTCGGCTTCCAGGGCGGCGTATTCCTTGACCTCTTCCTTCGTGAGCCCGGCCGCCTTCGCCTCCCTCGTCGATTCTTTCTTGGCTTCCGCGGCCGCCGCGTCGGCATCCTTCTGCCGCTTGTCCTCGGCCTCTTTCGCGGCACGGTCGGCTTTCTCCTTCGCCTCCCCTTGCTCCTTCTCGATGCGGTGCTTTTCGGCCAGCAAGTACGTTCCGACCTTCTCTTTCCCGATCCGTTCCGATTCGGCCAGCGCCGTGAGGACCGGGTCGAAGAGGAGTTTAGTGTTCTTCTTGGATTCCTCCAGGGGATCGACGATCTTTTTGTAGGCGCCGTGGCACTCCTGGTATTTCGCCTTCACGCGGAGCACGAAGGCGTTCCCTGCCGCGAGCGTCACCGGAGAGTTGACGACGAGCCCCGTCGCCAGTTCCCGGAGCCGAATCGCCAAGTCCCTGCGAACCGGGAACTCGACGCGCTCCATTGGAGGCAGGACGGTGATCTCGGGAGCGGGCGTTTCCTTCCTCTTCATCGGTCCTCCTTGGTGGCAAGCTCATACAGTTGCTGCGCCCGATCGATCGATATTCGGACCGTCAGGCCGTGCCGGCACTCGATGACCGGCTTGGCCGGGCCCAGAGTTTCGTTGCCGTAGTCGTTCCTGAGGAAGTGGCAAAGGGCCCAGGTGCAAGAGTGGTTGCCAAAGCCCGGAACGACGAAAGTTCTGCTGGCAGACCAGGTAGAGATCGAGCGAGAGATGCGGCTCTCCCGCTCCATCTGCTCCGTGTCGGACTTGCTGGGTCGATCGGTGATCGCTTCCCCAGGTTTCAAGCCGCGCCCTCCTCTTCCTTCTTTCCGACCCGGAACATCTTCACGATCCGATCGACGCGCGCTTTGACCGTATACTCCTTGACGGGCTTCTCGGCCACGCTGAAGGCCACGTCCCGGCACAGCACCCGCGGGAGTCCGGTCGCCTTGACCACTTCCCGGATCCTCTTCCACAGCGCCTCGTACTCGGAATGGTAGGGCTTGATCTCCTCGGCACGCAGCGCGATCGCATAGAACTCCTCGTCGTCCAGGACGCCAGCGGCCTGCTCCTCGATCGGGGGTTGACAGACCGTTCCGAACGCCCAGCAGGAACGGCAGTCGTCCGGGTCCTTCGCGAAGCCGGGGAGGTAGCCGCTGCGGTGGGCGTCGGCGGCCTTCTCGACGAGTTGGAGCGCCGACTCGGCCCGCTCCAGGAGCGCGGCGTCGTTGAGGTCGACGTGGATCCACTTCTTCGCGCCGAGCGCCACGATGAGGAGGAACCCTTCCTCTAGGTTGTTGGCGTAGAGGTAGGCGATGATCTGGTCGACCCACTTCCGCGTCCACCACCAGCGGTCCAGATCTTCGAGCGTCTCGACGCGCTCGAAGACGAGCGGGTGCGGGGACTTGACCTCCACGGCGTAGCGCTTCCCGTCCAGGCGGACGACGAAGTCGACGATGCCGGTGAGGACGATCTGTCCCGTCCGGCCGCGGACCGGAGGGATGGCGGTCTCCACGTCCGTGACCTCGAAGCCGAGGTCCTCCAGTTCCCGCCGGGTCCGCTTGGCGACCTCGACGGCGTCCTCGAACCGCTCCAGGCGGTCGGGGTCCCGGACGATCTTTTCGACCGGGTGCTTCATGGCGAGGACCATCTCCCGGACGCAGGCCCGGTTGATGTTGCTCGCGATGGGGTTCCGTTCGGTGGCGCGGTTCCTCTCCCTGCTCTCTCGCTTCTCGACCTCGCGCCGGAAGTGTTCCGCGCGTCTCCGGTCGAACTCTTTCGTCAACGCGTGTTCCATTCTCGGTCCTCCGTTGAAACGGGGAACGGGACAAGGAGGCCCCGGCGGGCCCGTTCCCCGTGCCCTCCCGCCGGGGAGGTCCTCAGTCCGCTTCTTCCTCCTTCTCCGGCTCGGCCGTCCAGATCCCGAGCGGCGCCTTCCGGACGGTCCGCGCCGCCTTGCTCCACTCCTGGACGCGGTCCAGGGCGGTGCGGCAGATCTCGACGAGGCCGGCCTCCAGGACCACGCGGACGGCCGCCTTGAGGTTGTGGTCGCAGAGCTTCGTCAAGGCCTCCCCGGGATCCTTCTTGAACGCGCCCGAAGGAGACCACCCCGGCTCCAGGACGTCGAGCGTCCGGAGGTCCTTGTCGTCCAGTTCCACCATGGCGCGGGCCTCCTTGCCGGAGGTTCCCTCGACGTAATAGGTCCGGATGGTCCTCGCCATCAGGGCTCCTCTCCCGGCTCGCGCGCCCCGTTCTCGGGCGGCGTGACGTTCTCGTCCCCGATGTTCTTCCCGTTCTCGGGCGCGTTCTCGACGTCCTCCGGCCAGCCGAGCGCGCGGTTGCCGTACTGCGGGTGCGCCTTGAGGTTGCTCCAGGCGTTGTCCACCTGCCAGCCGAGCGTGAGGCGGTCCAGGGACTCGAAGCCGGGGAACCCCTTCGGGTTCTTCTTGGAGGGCGGGGAGGACGTGATCTGCTTGACGAGCTTCTTCCCCTTGTCCAGGTCTCCGCCGGTCCTCCGGATGACGGACTGGCGCAGGGCGTGGATCCGGTCCCCGAGTTCCCCGACCGCCGCGCCGGCGGCCGCGCGGTCTGCGCCGGCGCCGTAGCCGTGGCCGAGGTAACACTTGGAGACGTCCACGCCGTAGCCGCGGAGGTCCTCCTTCGGGACCTTCCGGATCCCGCCGAGGATCCGGACGACCTTCGCGTCCATGCCGGTCCTCCAGGTCGAGAGCAGGTCCGTGAGGTTCGAGAGCTTCGTGACGGGGTGCTTCCGTCCGGTGAACTCCTTCGGCTCGTTCCGGACGGCGAAGTAGAGCGCCTCGATGCGCTCTCCGGTCCGCGCGCAGTAGCCGTCGGCGATCCCGTCGACGACCTGGACCTTCTTGGACTTCCCGCCGCCCTCGTCCACGGTCTCCAGGTAAACGCGCGGGCCCTCCGCGCCGGAGCCGTCGGGCGGCCGGTGGCCGGTGATGGAGATCCCGAGCCACTTGCGCGCCTTGACCGCGCCGCTGTCCCGCATGACGGCGACCTCGCGGCCGTCCGCGTCCCGGTAGAGCGTCCAGTCGATTCCCGCGGTGTCCTGGATCGCGATCTCCCTCATCGTCTTCATCACTTTGGCGAGCGCGACGAGGGCCCGCTCGACCTTCTCCGGGTCGACGACCGCCATCCGCGCGAGGTTCTCCTCGGCCGCCCACCGCGCGAGCCGGTCCTCCTCGTCGACGTGAGGCGGGATCGGCGCGAGCGCCGTCGTCGCGGGAACCGGAGCCACGGCGGCCGGCGGCGCCTCCTTCTTCTCCTCTTTCATCTCGGTCCTCCTTCTGCTACGCGCTGCGCGCGACGTCGGACCCGGACGCCCGGGCCTTCCTCCACGCTCGCTTGTAGGCGTTGATCCTCTCTCGGTTGACCTGGACCCAGTCCTTCCTCCGCTTCTTCCCGGCCTCCGTCTCCTCGTACCTCCTCCGGGACTGACGGAGGGCGTCGAGCGCCTGCTCCGCCGTCCGGTGTTTGCGCTTCGGACCTCTGCTCGCCCTCACGGTCCCCACCTCCTCTCCGGGCTCTCCGCGCCGGGATATACGGCCGTATATTACGCCCGCCGGGGCCCCGGTGTCCATCGGTCAATGAAGGAACTGGACGACGTCCTGGAGCCGGAGGCGGAACCCCTCCGCGGCGAAGCTGGAGACGTACAGGCGCTTGAACTCCTGATGGAACCGGAGGGCCCGTTCTCCGGCCCGCGTGAAGCGGTCCCCGCTCCGGAGCCCCGCGTCCAGGAGGATGCCGAGCGCCAGTTGCGCCGGCCCGCTCCCGCCGTAACCCCACTCGAACCCGTCCGGCGAGTGGTCGTACAGGCGCCGGCTCGGGCCCGGGTCCAGGACCACGGAGGAGACGGTCTGCCCTTCCCTGCTCTCGACGAAGACGGCCGGCTCGCCTCCAGGCGTCCGCCGGACCCCGACGTAGATGATCTCCACGGTCAGTCCTCCTTCCGCGCCGGAGGCGTCAGTTCGTTAGGCGGCCTTCCGGAGTTCCAGGTCCGGGACGGCCGCGCCCATCTCAGCGGAGAAGTGGAGCCCGTCCTCGACGCGCTCGGCGAGGAGCTTCCGCGCCTCGTCCACGTCCATCAGGTCACAGGTCGGGCAGCGCGAGTGCCGGAAGTCCGCGGAGAGCGGGACCAGCCACGGGTGCAGGTACGGGCAGCGGAGAGCGGTCATCGGGGTCCTCCTCGTTGGCGTAACCTCATACCGGGAGGGAATATACGGCCGTATATCCCCGGGCGCCAGCGTCCAGGAGGGAAAATCGGCAGGGCCCTTTTCGGGCCCCGGCGGAAAGATGACGGGGACCCCTGGAGGGCCCGCCCCGGGCAGCGGCGAGCCGGAGCCGAGAGAAGGGGCCCGGGCCGGTGTCAGGGGCTCGGGACGGTGATCGCCCGTCCTGGAGCCGTTAAACGGCTCCGTCACGGTATCGGCGGGGGGCGACGGTAGGACAGCCGGGGAACGACGATCTCGGGGCGGTCAAGGTGTAGGCCTTGCCGGATCCGGACCTGGAGGAGGGGCCGGAACCGGGCCGGCCGGGGATCTCTCCCGGGGCCGGCCGGTCCAGGTCGACCGCCGGCGGGACCGAGGACGCCGGGGCCGAGGGCGGAGGAGGTCCGGAGCTACGGCGCCGGCGGGGCCTTCTTCCTGGCGGCGGAGGCCGCGGTGACTCCGGCGATGCCGGACCAGCCGCCGAGGACGTCGAGGACCGTCAAGACGAACGCGGGGACCGCGGAGCAGGTCGTCGCCAGGAACGGGACGGACGCGCCGAGCGTCGGGTCGCAGACGACGTGCCGCATCAGCGCCGAGGCGGCGAGCGCCGCCACTCCGATCCCGCGGCGGTAGCCGGCGAGCGGCGTCAAGCTCAGGACTCCGAGCAGGAACTTCAACACGGGATCTCCTTCCGGCGGGAACTCCGCCGATCAGAACTTGAACCGGAGCGCGCCGCGGACCTCGAAGAAGTTCCCGTCAAGCTGCGTGCTCTGGAGGTAGTTGTAGTGACCGGACACGGAGAGCCCGAGGTGCGGTCCGTTCCAGAAGTCGGCGCCGATCCCTCCGGTGTATCCCCACACGGGAGCCGTCCGGTCCGGGACCTCCGCGCCGACGAGCCCGATCGGGAAGTAGAAGTTCCCCCACCGCGGCGCCATCGTGACGGCGTAGATCTTCTCGGCCTCCTCCGTGTTCGCCTGCGAGAGGGAGATCCCCAAGCTGAAGTTGTCGGAGACGAACCCCTCCACGCCGACGAACGGAGCCGAGACGCGCGAGTCCGTCTCCTCCGTCGGAGCCGAGACGGACCAGCCGGCGCTCAGGATGACGTTGCCCTTCTTCGGCGTCTCCGCGGACGCGAGCGAGGCGACGAGGAGCAGGAGCGCGGACAAGACGACGAGCTTCTTCACGGTTGACCTCCCTTGAGACAGTCCATGCGTTCACAGTGCCCTTCTATCGTAGCCACCCGCTCGCGGATGTCAACGAGCGTCTCTCGGATCACGGTCTGGTCGTCCGACACCTTCTTGAGCCGGTCGTTCGTGACCTTGCGGTAGAACAGCGCCACGCCCCAGAAGGCGCCGGCGAGGAAGACGACGGTCAAGGCGAAGATCGTCCCGGCGTCCACGGTCTGAAACACGAGCGCTCCTACCAGAGGATCCGACTGCACCGCCGGATCCCGATGACCCGGTCGGCGTCGAACGCGGAGACGTTGACCTCGTCGTTCTGATTCCCGCCGACGACGAGGACTCGGGAGGTCGCGGCCTCCCAACCGGCGAACAGGGCGACGTGACCCGGAGCGTCGAGGACCTCGGGGCCCGGTTGCTTGCCTTCTCCGCGGCAGAGGATCGCGACGTCGAACCCGGGCTCGGCCGCGTCGAAGTCCACGCCCCTCCCGACCTTGAGCCAGGAGCGGGCCCGGGCGCTCTTGGACCTCGGCTGCCCGAGTAGCCAGAAGGGGAACTGCATGAAGGCGCTGCACCACGCGACGGAGTCCGGGAGGTCCAGCTTCCCGTCGAAACAGAGGGACAGCCAGAACTGGATGAGCGGGTGATTCAAGTCCCCGGGCAGTTCCCGGATCCCGATGAACCTCTGCGCGACGTCGAACGGGGTCGTCTCTATCGGCTTCATCGCCGCTCCTTCCTCCGTCGTTCCTCCATCTCCGCCTCCGCCTGCTCCCGCGCGGCCTCCGCCCGGAGCCGTCCCTCGTGGTCCTTCTCCGCTTCTCGCGCGCGTTCCCACTTCCTCCAGGCCTTCATCGCCGGACCGTCCGGCCGCTTAGTTGCTGACGTTCCCGGTGGCATCGACCGCTCGCACGTTGACGTAGAGGAGCGCGTCTCGGCCCTCTGGAACCGTCGCGCCGTGGACGCCGTCGCGGTCCCACGTCGAGCAGAGGGACCAGCCGTCCGGGACCTCGGCCTCCTGCTCGACCGTCTCCGCCACGCTCCAGGACAACGAACTCCACGCCGGGTACGTCACGCACTCAGCCGGCTCTCCGTCTTCCCCGAGGCACGGGTAGTACGTCGGGACGCGCGCGGCGATCTCCACGCGGTACGAGACGACGTCGTCGTCCGAGACGCGGTCCCACATCCACGTCCAGGATGGACCGTCTCCGGTCCCGACGAGACAGAGCGCGAGGAGCAAGGCGGAGAGCGGCAAGGAGTCCTCCTAGACGACGGGATTCTTTCGGACGACCATTGTAGCTACGCGAGGGGTGTGCGGCGCCGAAAGCGCGTCCGTCATCTTGAGACCGTAGACGAGCCGACGGCCTCCGAGCAGGTTCGTGTTCGCCGGCAAGAATGTCAGAACGATGATCCCCGTGCTGGCCAGTGCGAGGTCCCACTGCGTCGGGTTCGCTCCGGTCGAGACGTTGATGAGCGCGGCCCCGATGGCGTCGTCGAGCGAGGCCTTCGCGACGAAGGAGAAGGCGCAGGACGTCGCGTTGTAGGCGGCGCCGGTGGAGTCCGTGAGCGTGAACTTGATCTTCTCCTGGTCGCCGGCCTCGATCGTCATGTCGTAGGTCTGCGGGTCGACGAGTAGCATCTGCGACTCCTACGGGTTCCACTTCGACGGTTTCGCCACGACGGCCAGGGGCTGCGCGAGCGCGGACGCTCCGAGGGACTCGACGGCGAGCGCGATCCGTTCCTGCGTCGTCGGGGCGGCGATTCGTGACTCCGGATCCCCGGCCGCGGCGCGCCCGGAGAGGGACGATGGCTCGACGAGGTCGAGCGGCTCTTCCGCATCGAGGACGATGTCGTCCCAGTAGGTCGTGACGACCGGGGCGATCCCGGTCGGCATGGTGCATCGTATAACGGCCGTCGCTCCGGGAATCACAAACCACGCGCTCTGCCAGAACTTCCACGCGGCCGTCGAAGGAGCAAACTGAAGTCGGGTGATTCCATTGACCAGGAGAGCCCGACCCCGGCCAATCGTCGAACTGCTTTTCTGCATGCACGAGATTCGATACCACCAACCGGGAACGGTGGGCGCGACGATCTCCGCGTAGCCGCAGCGAGTTGTCACGCCGATCTTAGTGGACGAAATCATCAGAGCGCGCGACCCGGAATACACTTCGACTGTCTGTATCTGGGCCGTGTTCCAGACGCAGTTTGTCCCGAGCGTCCAGAGCGACGGGACTTGCTCGAAGCCGGGATCGGGGCAGACGTTGGGCACTTCCGCTCCTAGACTATCGCGTCCGGGTCGACGAGGATGCTCTTGGAGGTCAGCACTTCGCGGTACTCCGTGACTTCCGAGTTCTTCACGCGCTGCTTGGCCTTCTGTTCCGCCGAGACGGCGTCATCCGCCTCGACGAGGATGAGGAACTGCCGGACCCTTTTCACACTCACGTTGTAGAACGCCATCTCTCTCCTCCTCCTACCACACGCCGTCTCGGGTCGCCGGGACGTCCCGGATGACCTTCGCGCAGGTGAAGGCGAAGTTCTCCCGGTAGCCGACCCACTTGTCCTCCATCCGGAGCTTCTCGTGCGAGTCCAGCAGCACCGTTCTCCAGGTCAGGCCGCCGTCGAGGGAGACCTCGACGTCCCAATCGTCCGACGCCAGCTTGTTCTTGAGGTCCGCGAGGATCTCCTCGTCCGTCCCCGGCATCGTGACTATCGCCCGGACGTCCGGCGCGTACAGGTCCACCGTCCCCGTCGAGAAGACGTCCGCCGTCGAGAAGACGGACAAGACGACCGCCCAATTTGCATAGGGGCCCGTCCCGGCGTCGTAGATCACCGAGCCGTGTCGCCAGAAGGCGTCGGCCTGGAAGTTCGCGTCGAGCCCGTTCAGCGTCGCGCCGGTCGGGTGGGAGGCGTCCGCGCGGAAGAAGTACGAGAGCCGGCCCGCGTAGCCGCCATCCACGGTGCTGTGGATGATCGTCCCGCCGTGCGCGGCGTCCGCGTCCGTCACGCGCCACGCGTCCAGGAGGCCGACCGGGTCCCGCTCCGGGCTCCGCGCCACGGTGGCGAAGCCGAGCGTCCAGTCCGGAGAGGAGAGGTCGTTCGCGTTCCGGATGAGGTTCCCCGTGAACTCGGTCCAGCGCGCGACGAGGTTGCGGGCCCTGGAGTGCGGGACCTCGAAGTTGAGCTCCGCCGCCACGCGCACGGCGAAGCGCTTCTCCCGGAGTTCCCGGGTTATCGTCTCGATGCGGCGGACGACGGGGTCGTAGCGCGGGAACACGCCGACGAGGTAGGAGATCTTCGTCAGGTCATACACGACCGGGAAGCCGGCCAGCCGGGACTTCGCGCGCGCCATCGGATACCAGCGGATCATGAGACGTTCTCCAGGAGTTCGAGCGTGACCTCCCACGTCGCGAGGTCGCGCTCCACAGAGTAGACCAGCCAGTCGACGCCGTCGAGTCGGATCGGGTCGAGCAGAGCGTACACCGTCCCGTCGTCCTCGACGTCGACCTTGTTGTGGCGCCGCTTCTTCCCGTAGAACGAAAGCAGGTAAATCGCCGCGGCCGTCGCGACGGAGTACGAGGTCGTCAGTTGAATGTCGACGGTGAGGTTCCTAGAGGCGGAGGTCTTCTGTCCGGCGCTCCCGACGGTCCCGTCCTCCAGCTTGAACTCGCAGTAGTCGTAGAACTCCAGCCAGATCGGCTCCTCCTCCCGTTCCAGCACGAGGTCGTCCAGGAGCTTGAGCGGGACGCCCGAGTCGAGTTCCCGGTGGACGAAGTGCGCGACCGCCTGCGTGTCGACGTAGAAGACGGCGTTGAGCAGGATGGCGAGGTCGTCCAGGGAGTTGATGAGGGACTGTCCCTCGAAGTTCGCGTACGGGATGACGCCGGCGAAGCTGCCGACGCCGGAGGACCCCACGAAGTAGCGGCACTGAGGGCTCGTCGCTCCCGTCGGCATACAGTTGCAGGCGATCCGGATCGTCCCGTTGACTATCGTGAGCCGCCGCGTCGTCGCGCCGGTCACGGGGGCGTTGTCGAGGACGATGGCCGTGACCGTGTCCAGGTCGTCGGCGGAGTAGAGGATCGTCGGGAGGTTGAGCGGATAGGCGAGGCAGTACCACGCGCCGTCCAGGTAGCGCGACCACCTTAATCCCCGGCCGAAGTCCCCCGCGTACGCCCCCGCGTACGTCTTCACGACGCTGACGTCGCGCCACATCTCGACCCGGTTCTGCGTGTCGTTGTAGACCAGGACAGCATCGGCTTCCTTTGAATAGCGAATAGTTCCGGATCGCTGATCGGCGGAATCGAGAACGACCTTCGTCGCGGCGCTCACATCCCAATAGCCGAACTCCTGAGTTCCTGCACCCGTCGACCACCAGAAGTAATACACTCTGTTGCGAATGGGATCGTAATCCGCGCCTATGAAGTCGATGTCGTGCGTGACTCCATCTCCGAGATTCGCCACCAACGTTTTCGAACTCCAACTCAGACCATCAGCCGAGGTCCATTTATTTAATTTGGCCAAGGTGGTCTTTTCTACACCCCAGGCCACGAAGGCGCCCGGAGTCAGATCGATCCCTATGTTGTCCGGATCGATGCCCGATGGCACTGTGGCGAATGTTCCCGGTTCCCCTTCGGCCTGAGTCCGGTAGGGGCTCCAGTCTATCCAGTTGCGCGCCGGCGACACGGACGTCCAGTCGTCCTCGGGGTTCACCTGCTCCCAGGAGGTCCCGCCCGTCCCGAAGTAGAGGAAGTTCTTCGCGTTCTTCTGTAGCCACGCCTTCGGCACGTTCGTCTCGGGGAGCCGGCCGGCGTTCATGTCCGAGAAAAGCGGGACGGCGTGGACCGTGCTCGTGGTCTGGAGCCGGATGGATCGGCCGGAGATCCGATCTCCTGCCGCGTCGAGCAGCGCGTTGATGAGGAAGTCCGGCGTCTTGGAGCGGTAGTACGGGGAGGTCAGGACCACGACCGTGTCGAGCGCGACGAAGGCGTTCGAGAGCGGGTTCGTGATCTGGATCGTCGTCGTCGTCAGGACGCGCGCTATCGTGACGTCCTCCGTCGTGAGTTCCGTCGAGAGGTTGAGCGTGTCCCCGTTGTAGAGGTCCGCGGTCCCGTTCACGGTGAGGACGGTGGCGCTGACCGCCGCGTCGACGGTGAGGGCGTACGCGTCGGGGTTCCGTCCGACCGTCTCGGAGGAGATGTCCTCCAGGAGCTTCGAGAGGTCCAGGACCGTGACCTCGACGGTCTGCTGCTTCCGGTCGAAGCGGATCGAGTCGATGCCAGGGATGACGCCGGAGAAGTGGCGGACGCCCTCCCGGTTCGCGTTGAGGCGCCACAGGTCCGCCGGGACGATGGCCTCCCACAAGGCGGAGAAGAACCCGTCCCCGTCGTCGAAGGTCAAGCTCAGGTCCCCGGCGCGGAACTCGTGGAGGTTCCGCTCGACGGTCAGGGTCAGCTTGGAGAGCCCCTCCATCGAGACGCGCTCCGTCACGTCGTAGATGTCCCCGTCCGGGGAGACGAGTTCGAAGGAGTAGTCCAGGCCGACGAGGGGCCCGACCTTCGTCCCGAGCGTCACCATCTTCGGGGAGACCGTCACGACGCCGGGGAAGTCCTGCTCGAACTCTATCCACGGGGAGGCCTCCGGGAGCGTGTAGCTCTCATCGACGGGGAGGTCGTCCGACCCCACCTTGCAGCCGCTCCGGAGGAGGACCGTCGTCCCGACGCCCGAGGACGTCGTGAAGTACGCGGCGCCGACCTCCACGACGAGGCGGTCCCCGACCTGGACCGCGACGGGGTTGATGAGCGTCTCGGGCGGGAAGTTCCGGTTCTGCGCGCCGACGGCGCTGAACTCGCTGACCACCGCGGCCGGCAGGTGGGAGAGGACGACCGGCAGGCGGAAGGCCTTGCAGTCCCCGCTCGCCACTCGAATTATGACCGCGCGGCAAGCGTCGTTCCCGGCTCCCTGCTCGTTCGCCATGAACTGACCGCGCACCTTGCCGGAGAGCGTGAAGGCCTTCGGGAACGGGTCGGAGACGTACACCCGCATGAGGCCGTACTTCGGCGCGCCGGCGACGTTCTTCTGGATCGTGTTGTCGCTCCAGTTGACCGTGTTCTTCGACGTTGAGAGCTTCAAGCGCAGCGAGACGTTCGTCTCGTGCCAACTCGCGGAGTACGCCGGGTCGGCCGGGTTGGAGGTCCCGCCGTTCCAGTAGACCGTGTCGTCGAAGTAGAACCGCGTCGGCATTAGAGCTTCGACCTCCGCTGCGTTCGCTTCTCCACGCGGCGCGTCCGGATCATCCGGCGCTCCAGGTCGAGGATGGCTTGATTCGGCGTCCCGAGCAGGCCGTTGAAGTTGGCCGTCCCGATGTGCGTCCCGCGGTCGATGCGGGTTTGATTCACGACGGAGCCGCCGGACCTGCCGGCGGTGGAGAGTCCCTCCGTGAAACCGCTCTTGGCGAGGCCGACCATGTCGGACGCCCACCGCCGGCCGACGTTCCGGAAGGCCTCGTTCACGATGGCGTCGTTCCCGGGGTCGTCGAACCCGCCCTCGGGGCTGGCGGCGCGAATCGACTGCACGTTCTTTATCCCCATCGCTATCGTCAGCGCCATCATGACGAAGTTCCAGGGCGGAGCGCCCGAGGCCAAGGCCTTGTTCGCCGCCGCGTACGTGTCCGCGATGGCGGCCGCTATGGCGAGCGCTTTGTTCTTCCCGAACACGGAGACGGCCATGTTCGCCGTCTGAGCCATCGCGTCCGCCGTCTCCTGCCGCTCCGCGATCTTGGCGTCGTGCGCGGCCTTCTCCAGCGCCCGGATCTTCTCCAGGTTGGCGATGACCGCCTCCGCCTCCTCCCGGTTCTTCCGGATGCCGTCCTCGATCTGCTTGGCCCGCTCCGTCGCGTACTTCTTCTCCTCGGCTCGGATCCGGGTCAAGAGTCGCAGGTGCCCGACCTCCCGGAGCTTGTTCATCTGGTCCTCGGTCGCTCCGAGCTTCAAGGCGCTGCTGAGTTGGATCTGTAGGAGGAGCGCTTCTTGCCGCGCGATGGCCTTCTCCCGGTCGAACGTCGTCTCCGCCCGGTCGATGGCGAGTTGGGCGAGTTCCGCCTCCGTGCGTTGGAACAGGTTGAGCCGGTACTCGGCGAGCTTCTTCGCCGCGTCGGCCGCCTTCTCGGCCGCGACCTTCGCCTTCTCGGCGGCGTCCAGTTCCGCGGCCGCTTGATCCTGCGCGCTCTTGTAGCCGAGTTGATGCGCCTTCCGGAGGTTCTCCAGTTCCGCGGCGAGGCGCTCCTGCTCCTTCCGCGCCTTCTCGGTGATCTCGAGCATCCTCTGGTCGAGAGAGAGCGTCTCCCGCTTCCCGCGGTAGAAGTCGAGCGTCTCTTTGAAGTAGAGCTTCGTGGCGCCCCACAAGGACATCGTGCTCGCGATGAGCTTGTCCTGCGCCCGGATCTGCGCCTCGATGGCCTCCTCCGCCTGCTTGCGCTCCTCGGCCTGGACCTCCTTGAGGACCTTGAGGTATTCCTCCTGCGACTTCGACAGGTGTCCCGTCTTCGCCCGGAGCTTCTCGTACGTCTCGACGAGCGTGTCCGTGTCGACCTGGACGCGCTTGCTCGCGTCGGCCGTCTCGTCCGACTTGATGACGAGGGCGGCGATGAGCGGGAGGAGGAGGGAGATCCCGAGCGTGGCGCCGGCGAGCGCGCCGGTCGTGAGATGCCCTGCCGCGGCGAGGGATTCGAGCGCTATCGTTGAGACGCGGGTCAGCGGTCCGAGGCCCTGCTGGACTCCGGCGTTCCGCAGCATCTCCTGAGAGAGCATCGAGAAGGCCTGCCGCGGGAGGATTCTGCCGAGCCGGTCGAAGTGGCCGCCGGCCTCCTCCGCTCCTCCGCCGGACTTCTTCGCGGTCGCGGCGGCATCCTCCACTCTCGTCTTGAAGTCCTCGAACCCCTTCGCGTCGAGGACCGCCTCCAGGACCGCTCGGAGCGTCAGGTCTTCGCCTGCCATCTCAGTTCACCAGCTTGTTGAAGTCGGGCATCGGGCCCGGTTTGATGTTGGAGTCGTCCAGGAGGTCGGGGTCGATTCCGGCGTTGCTCATGGCCGCGCGCGCGACGGCGTCGACGTCCTCGTCGGCCGCGTCGACCAGCGTCAAGAAGGCCTCGAAGGGCCAGTCCAGGACCTTGACCGGGTCCATCCCGTAGCGTTCGGCCATCCGGTCGATGACGCGGACGAGCGGAGACGCGCGGGGCGGCCGTGCCTGCACCGGCTCCGGAGGCGACTCCTCCTCCCGCGCTCCAGGAGGCCGGCCGAGCTTCAAGGCGCTCCAGATCCGGTCTATGTCGTTCACGACTCCGATGAGGATCGCGACCTCCCCGGCCTTCTGGAGGTCCAGGTGTTCTCGGAGGAAGGTCGGGTCGTACGGGTCCAGGGCGAACGCGAACAGGTCCGCCGTGGCCTCCAGGTCGAGGGAGTGGAAAAGCTCAAGGGCGTCGGGCTCGTCCGCCGCCACGAAGCGACGGAGGTCCTCGTCGAACCGGACGAGGATGCGCAGGACGTCCCGGAGGCGGAGGCGGACGGCGTGGAACTTCCGGCCGCCCACCTCCACCGGGAGTCGTACGTCGATGAGATCGTAAGCGTCCAACGTGAGTCCTCCTCGGCAGGACCGGCGCCTCCGCTTAGGTGTCGGTCTGATTGTAGAAGTTGTCGACGGCCGTCCCCGTGATCTCCTGGTAGACACGCATCGTCACGGCGTACATCTGCTCCTGGTCCTTCTTGTAGGGGATCGGGTCGCAGGCGACGCAGACCGTCCGCCAGAACGTGAGCGTCCGGAGTCCGGTGGTCCCGAGTCCGCCTCCCACGATGGAGAGGACGAGGCACCGGTACTGCTCCGGGGAGTCGGCGTCCACGTTGATGATCCAGTTCGGCGTCGTCCCGGCCTTGTGCGCGACGTCGTCAGTCATCATGAACGCGAGCATCAGCTTGGAGTAGTCCGTCTCCGTCATCGTGAACTTGACCTCCAGTTCCCGCTTCGTCGGGATCCCGGAGAGTTCCCCGAGGTACTGATCTCCCTCGATGGGATGGTAGGTCGCCTTCGGCCCGATCGTCACGCCGCCCTTCGTGAGTCCGACGTCCAGCGGAGTGATGACTCCCTTCGCGGTGACGTACGGGCCGACCTTGACGACCGCCGCCTTGACTTTCACGCTCCCGAGTGCAACAGCCATGTGCCTTCTCCTATCGGCCCTTCGGCCCGTTCCGTTCCGGTCCTACTTCGGCTTGTCGGCCCCGAGCTTCTCGACGACGGCGTAGCCGGCCGCCACGGCGTGGTCGAAGCGCTCCGGGTACTCGACGTGCTCGACCTCGACGCTCTGTCCCGGGGCGAGTTCCACGAGGCCGGCTTGGTCCAGGCCGTCGACCATCTTCCCCGTGAGGGGATCCTTCACCTTGCCGAAGTTCCCGCAGCGCGCGACCCCGATCTGCAAGGTCGCCCCGGGCGGCATCTTTTCCGTCGCCGTGATCTTCCACTTCTTCGCCATGCTCTCCCTCCTACGGGTTCGTCCCGTCCCAAAACACGGTCAACTCTATCCCCATCCCGACGGTCGCTCCGCCGGAGTCCCACGCCGCGTCGTTGCCGTCCGCCACGATCCGGGAGTTCTTGATCTCCCCGGAGGGCCCGAGGCCGAACTGCGAGTCCACCATCGCCAGCTTCTTCATGTCGGAGAGGAAGGCCTCCGCCTTCGTGGCGAGCCCCTCGTCCTCCGGGTTCTCTCCCTCCGCGCGCAGGTAGCCGACGACGTCGAGCCGGAGCGTCTCCAGGTACGCGCGCTCGTCCTGCCACACGATGGATCCGGTCTGCGCCTCCGGCCGGACGACGAAGATCGCCGGCGACTCCAGGTCGTCGAGCGTCTCCTCGGACATCGTGTGCCGGTAGACCTTGACGACGTCGTATCGGTAGCCGTTCTCGACGCGGAGCATCTCGTACGCGGTGGCGACCGCTTGGATGGCCTTCTCCACCGTTCCGGGGTTCGCGAGCGGAGTCAAGGGCGGCATCTCACGGGCTCCTCAAGATAGTGGAGAACCGCGCGCGCAGGTCGCCGGCGAAGCGGTCCTTCTCGACCTCTACCGCCGGCCGGAAGTACGGGCGCGCCGGGATCTCGGATCCGGGGTGCAGGACCCACTTCGCGAATCGGAAGGCGCCCGCGTTCCCCGTCCTCGTCGGCTTCCCGCGCTTCGTGAGTTGGATGGGCCCGACGAACTCGGGAGCGATCCACCGGAGGGAGAGCTTGTTCTTGGCGGCGATGAAGTGGGCTGCCGTCCTCCCGCCGAACTCCTGGATCCGGGCGTAAGGGGCGAGTGCTGCAACGCCGGCGACGACTCGGGCGCCTCCGGGACCCGTCTCGGACCACGCCCGGACGGCCCGGGAAAGTCGATTCGTCTTGGGGCGCGGGACCCGTGACTTCGTGAACCCGAACGTCGACTCGATGTTCCGGATGATTCGACCGCGCAGGCGGACGGCGGAGATGGAGCAGACCTCGTGAGCCGCCTCGTACAGCTTGGCGGAGACCTCGTCCATTCGCCTCCGGGCTTCCTCGGAGCCGACGATGCGAATCCGGAAACCGCTGACCGCCTGCGCCATTAGGTGAACTTCTTCCAGTTCTGGATCGTGTTGAGGTAGATGGCCGGGAGTTCCTTGAGGAAGTCCACGGACCGTCCGCCCGTGCTCCTCCTGGAGATCCCGATCTCCTTCCGGTTCGACTCCTTCCACGCCCGCGCAGCGAGGTACTTCACCAGCGCCTTGATGGACCGCGGCATGTTGGCGGCGGAGTAGCCGGCCGTGTAGCCGACGGCGATGTTCTGCACGCCGGCCGTCCATACTCCGGACGAGTAGAGGGAGGCGCCGGCGATGACGCTCGTCGGCCCGATGAGCCGGTGGATGTACGCGCTCTCCCGAGGAGCGGCCGCCCCGGGTTGGACGATGACGTCCGCCGTCGCGGAGTAGCCGAACGCGGCGACGAGCGAGACGCCGTTCTCCGTGACCGTGAAGGCGGCCGTCGTCTTGACCGGCTCGTGCATGAGAGGGAGAACCGGCTGGTCGTTCCCGTTGAGCACCTCCGCGTAAGTCCTCTCGTCGAAGTCGCGGTTGATCTCGTCCCGAACCCACTGAGAGGCGACGGAGACGAGGTCCGCCAACTGCTCGTCGTGCTGAGAGCTTTTCTTGACCTCGGGCCCGAGGTAGGCCTTGAGTTCTTCCAGCGTGACAAGGTCCGTCGCCACTAGACCTCCTCAGTCGTCCTCCTGGACGACGGTGAACCCGTGGGAGCGCAACGCCGTCACGAGTCCCGGCGGTGCTTCGATGAACCCCTCGCGGTCCACCTTGAACTGAACGACCGTGTCCCCGACCGGCAGGCCGATGGCGCCGGTTCCCTTCGGCGCCTCCATCCGGACGGTCTCCTTCTCCTGCGCGGGTTTCGTCCTCGCAGGTCCTCGATCCTTCGCCATGTTCTCCCTCCGTCAAGGTCCCGGGCCGAGGTCACGTCGACCCCGGCCCGGGAGTTCCGTCATCCGTTGTAGATGTTGTAGAGGACCCCGCAGCCGCCGGTGAACAGAGGTTCGAGGACTCCGTTGCACCGCGTCTCGAACGGGTAGATCGGGCCGGTGGTCGGCGTCGACGCGTACTCCCACCGCTCCCAATCGTAGTTCCCGACCCACTGGAACGGGGTCGAGATGTTCGCCATCGGGTACGGGATCTCCATCGGGAGGATGAACACCGTCCCGGGCACGGCCCACGGCTCGACCTCGACCGGGCAGCGGTCTCCGGTCGTGGCGTTGAGGATCTCCCCGACGTGCGCTCCGATGGTCAGGTTGACGCGTCCCTCCGCTCCCATTCCGGCGAAGATCTGCATCGCGTTCGAGATGATCCCCTTCTTCGTGAGGTTCTTCACGTCCTGTCCGGACATCACGACGCGGAACTTCCCGATCTTGGCCGTCCTCCAGAGAGCCGCGAAGGCCTGCTGGATCTGGACGACCTCTCCGTCGGCGAGCGCTCCGGTCAAGGTGCCGTTGACGGCCTTGATGTAGGCGCCGGAGCCGACCGCCAGGAGGTTCGGGAGGATGCCGTCGAAGTGCTTGGCGTTCCCCGTCTCGTCGGCGGTCGGGATCGTGACCGTGTTCTCGTTCGCCAGGACGCCCGTCCCGGCGAGGGAGGTCAGCGTGACTTCCGTCTGAGAGACGATGGCCTCGCAGTGGAGGTTGGCGGCGCCGGTCACGGTGCCGACGAAGATCGCGTACGCGCAGAACCCGGGCTTCGCCGTCCACTTGATCCGGAGCCCGTTGTCGGCGCCGGTGGTCGTGACGGTCCCCTGCGCGCTGATGATGCTGAGTCCAACGCCGGAGAGCGCGGTCGTGACCTGGAGCGGGTTGAGGTCGGCCGAGAGTACGGCTCGGCCCGCGAGGAAGGCGTTCGTCCCGTCCCACACGTCGGGCAGGTCGACGGTCGTGCGGTTCGCCGCCATCCCGGTGAGGCCGACCACGACGACGAAGTAGTCCGCGGCGCCGATGGTCCCGACCGCGTTGACCTCCGTCACGACGGGAGTGTTCGGAGTCCCGAGGTCCGTGACGTTGGCGTAGAGGTACGCCTGTCCCATCAGCTTGAGGGAGATGAGCAGGGTGTTCGCCGTCTCCTTCGCGAGCGCGTCGTCGAAGGTCACGGACGCGGCCTGCGCCTCGCGGGTCACTTCCCCGCGGAGCGCGCTGACCTTGAACGCCGCCGTCTTCGGCGTCACGGTCGTGGTAAAGAGGTTGCCGGCGGCCCGTTCACTCGTGAACAGTTCCGGCGAAGACAGGGCGGTGATCTGCTTCCAGTTGTCGGAGTTCGCTCCCGGCTTGACCACGCGGGGAATCGAATTGTAGAAGGGGCTCATGAGCGGGACGAGCTGCTGCGCCGGCTTCTGGAGGCTGTAGCCGTAGAGGCCCTGCGCAATGTCGATGGCCTTCCTCATCCCCGGGCCCTCTTTCGTCGCCTTGACGGCGGCGGCCACCTTGGCGAGGGTGTCCTGGATGAGTTCCTGTAGATCCATTTTTCTCTCCGAGGAGCGGCGGTCCGCTAGAAGCGGATGCCGGCCTGCTCCAGCTTGATCGTTTCCTCAGTCAGGACCAGCGCGAGGGTTTGCTTCCTCGCGGGATCCGTCTCCGTCTCGACCCGCTTCCGCAAGAGGGCGAGCGGATCCGGGATCGGCGATCCGCCTCCCGTCCCCGGGATCATCTTGTCGACGGGGCCGGCCGGGGACCTCCCGACGGCCGCCGGCAGGCCTTCCAGCTTCGAGAGCCGTTCGCCCATGGAGTCGACGGAGGCCTTGACCGCTCCGACCTGCTCCAGAACCTTTTCCAGGCCCTTCGACAGCGGGTTGCCCTTCAAAGTCGCGCGGCCTTTCGGCAGCGCGGCCTTCTGCTCGTCCTTCTTCCGCGGCGGGATCGGCCCGCCCTCTCCCTCGGCGCCGGCGCCCTCCTTCTCTCCGCCGGCCTCTCCCTCTCCGGCGACGGGCTCCTTCTCCTCGCCGGCCTCCTCCTCGCCCTCCTGCTCCTCCTCTCCCTCCGGACACTCCCCGTCAGGGCAGGAGCTTCCCATCGCGGAGGACGCTTTGACGAGCCCGTGTCCCATCCGGTGGATGGCGTCGAGGTTCTCCTTCATGTCCTCGTCGGCCGCGATCTTGGACAGTTGGATCGGCGTGAGGCCCTTCCGAACCGTCTCCGCCCAATCGAGCATCGCCATCGGCGCGCCGGCGGGGCTGGCCTCATCGGCGAGGTAGCCCTGGACCTCTGAGGCAAACTCCACTTGGAGGAACGCGAGGACGTCCTCGACGGCGGAGTAGAGAAGGCGGATGTCTCCCTTCTCCTGCTCGGCGTACGCGGGATCCTCCGTCATCGCCATCTCGAACCCCTCGGAGTCGATGGCGTTCTGTAGGTCTCGGAGCGCGCAGATCGCCGGGTAGATGCTCGCGCCCTCGGACCGCTTCTGGAGGTTCTTACCCGCGAGCGCAAGGACCTTCCCGAAACGGCCGTCGGCGAGCTTCAAGTGCCCGATGACCGCCTTCACACCGCCCTTGAGGTCGACGGTCTTGAACGATCCCTCCTTGAAGTCGCCCGGATCCCTCTGGCGCAGGCGGAAGGAGTCCTCCGTCTCGTCGACTTTCGGGCTCTTGAAGTCGTGCTCGGACGCCCACTTCTTCGCGGCGTCCGCGCTCTCGAACTCCTTCTTCGCGAAGATGAGGGTTTGCACGGTCGTCGGGTCCGCCTTCTCCAGGGGAGAGACGGGCGGGACCGGGAGGAGGGAGCCGTCGGGGATCGGCGCCGGCGTTCCCTCCACCTTGAGAGCGGCGGCCGGGGCCGGCTCCGGGACCGGGTCCACCGGAACCGGCTTGCCGTCCGCCATCTTCACGACCGCGATCCGCGCGCTCGGGCAGGCGGGGTTGTCGACGAGGGAGACCTCGACGAGGTCGAAGGCGTCGATGACGTTGATCTCCCGGCCGTCCCGCATCTCGCGGTGTTCCTTCGTGACGTCCCCGCCGATGCTGAAGCCGACGTACGTCTTGTCGAGGCACTTCTTCCACTCACGGTCGTCGGAGACGTGCGCTCCGATCGGGATCGCCTTGAGCTTGGCGTCGGCGCTCCAGGCGATGAGCTTCCCGGCGGCGATGGGCAGGTGCATGGCGCGGACGTTCCCGAAGGACTCCCCGTCCGTGATCTTCTGAAAGTATTCCGCGTGCTTCTCGAAAGCGCGGACGGCGCCGTCGAACTTGACGACCTCGCCCTGCTTGTCCACCTCCTCGACGGTGGCGTGACCCCAAACCTCGTGGCGCTCCGCGTCGAGCTTCGCGACCTGGACGAACCTCTCGAACCTCCTGGACATCGAATCCTCCCTCTAAGTTTTCCCGACACCCTTGACCGAGAACGTCTCGGAGGGCGAGGAGCCACCACTCAGGATCCACCGCGGTCTGACCTTGTTCCCGAAGCGCGTGTAGACGGCGGTCCACTTCGAGTCCGCCGTGATGATCGTCGTCGTGTCCGGGATGATGTTCCGGACGACGCCGAGGACCGGGACCGGGTCCGTGTACGTGTCGTTGTCGACGATCCGGTAGTCCGGAGCGATGTCGTACCACGTCACGCCGCCGTCGTCGGAGGACTCCATCCACAGGGCGAAGTGTCCTCCCGAGAGGGAGCCCGAGCCCGTCGTGACGTGCGCGAAGACGGCGAGTTCCTTGATCCCGGAGACGTCCGTCGTCGGGCCGGCGCCGGACGCGGTCTGCGCCGCGAGCGGCAGCAGGTCGATTTGAACCGAGCTTGCCATCGTCTCTCCTCCTACCTCTCCCTCGTGAACGTCTCTCGGCGCGTCGGCTCCGCCCTCTGGAGCGCTCCATCCGGCCGCACGACGTACTCCCGGTCGCTCATCTTCACCGAGTCCCCGATGACCTGGAACTTCTTCCCCTTCGCGATGCGCGCCTTGACCTGGAGCGCTATGACGTTGACGACGGCCCGCTGGAGTTCCTCCTCGGAGGCGAGGTCCTCAAGCTCCTTCTTCTGCTCCGGCGTCAACACGGGCTCCAGGATCACGCGCCCTCCGGCAGGTTCGCCACGGCGTCCCTGATGCAGTTCGGGTGCCCGACCGGGTACTCGATGAACTTCTCCAGGGACCAGATCTCCCCGTCGACGCCCGCGACGGCGTCGTCGTGTCCGTCCGCGAGGCAGCCGTGCCCGTCGATTATCGTGACGGTGGAGACGCCGGCCTCCCCGTACGTCGCCGCGGTCCCCTTGTTGAGAGCTACCGCGACCTCAGTCCGAGCTATCCGGTCCGCGCGCCAGTTCCAGAAGCCGGAGTCCTCGATCTCCTCCTGGAGTTCCGCCTCCGTCCAGCCTTGCTCCAGCGCCTTCGTGATGGTCGCGCGCAGGTCCTCCCGGACGGTCTCCGAGATCGCGTACGACTTGTCGACCGCCTCGACGACGGTCCCGTCCGGGTTGACGTGTTTCCCGACGAGTTCCGCCGCGCGCTCCTTCGCGTACGCCTGCGCCTGCTCGTCCGTTAGAGCGAAGTCGATGAAGACGCCGTGCGCGTCCCCGGCGATCTCCTCCCCTTCGAGGAAGGCCTTCGCGAGTTCGGGCGTGAGGTCCTCGACGAGGACGTCCCACCGGAGCGCGGCGGAGATGACGTCCGGCTCCTCGGCCGCCTTGCTCAGGGCCTTGAACTCCGAGACCGCGGCCTTCGCGGCGTCCGGGGCCCGCTCCGCGAAGTGGGAGGAGAGGACCTCCCGGAAGGAGCGCTCCAGGCGGAGCCGGCGGCGGACGGAGATCACGGGACGGCGCGCCTTCGCCAGGGCCCGGAAGCTCCAGTCGACGTCCTCGGCGCACAGGACGGTCGGCATCCACTCCGTGAGCGCCGCGTGGACCTCCGGAGGGATGACGCTGCTCTTGAAGGCCCGCTGCGGCCGGCCGGACGCGACGGCCTTGAGAGCTACCTTGCGCCACTTCCGGAGGTCGACGGAGACGGCCTTCTCCTTCTCCGGCGCCTTCTTCTTCCCGAGCGTGAGGCCGTCCAGGTCCGTGTCGACGAACCTGTGGGCCCGATCGGGCTTCACCTTCTTCGACCCGGCTTTCTCGTCGGCTTTACTCATCGGTCCCCTTCTCCGTCCACTCAAGGGAGAGCTGCTTTTTATTGTCATCGTACTTTACCACGCGCTGCTCGTACTTCGTCCCCGCGCGGAGCACGACCTCTGATTCTTCGAGGTAGGTGGCGACGGCGGTGAGGTCGGCCGCGGACTTCGTGTTGACCTTGATCAGGACCTGGACCTTGTCTCCGAGGTTCACGCCGCTCGCGGAGAAACCGCGGGCGATGGCGAGGTCCTGAGACGCGGAGGAGTTCCGGTTCAACGTGACCTCCTTCGAGGCCATTAGCTCGTCCGCCTGCTCCTTGTAAACGACCATCCCGCGGTAGGCGGTGCCTTCGTACGGCTCCAGCTTGTCGAGCGTCTCCTGCATCGCCGCTCCGGCGGTCGTCGCGGGATTGCGCATCTTGTCGAAGCCGCTCCCTCCTCCCATCCACTCCCCGACGTTCATCACGTCCTTGTCTTTCAGTCCGAGCCGGTCCACCTCCTCGTCGTCGAACTGAACGTCTTCGACTTCGACCGCCTCGTCTTCTCCCTCGTCCTCGTCTCCGCCTTCTTCCTCAGCGCCCTCCTCCTCTCCCTCCGATGCTTCTTCCTCGCCGGCTCCGGTCTCCTCCCACATCCCCGACTCGTCGCGCGCTTGGCTCAGGTCGAACTCCTTGCCGACGAGCCGGAGCTTCGCGGCAGGCGGGAGCGGGACGTCGAGGGCCTCCGCCGCGGCGGCGGCGGGAGACGACTCGCCGGCTCCTCCAGCGGGGCCGAGCGCCGACCCACCGCCGGCCGCCGGAGGAAGGGGAACGTCGAGCGGATGCGCGGGAGCGGCTCCAGGGTTCGCCGGTTTCACGGGGACGCGGTTGCGGTCCGCGAGGACGTCGTCCACGAACAAGGGCCCGCTCGGCGTCATCCAGTAACGCGGGATCCCGGTCGGCTCCTCCCCGCGCTTCGCGCGGACCTCGTCGATGGAGTAGATCGCGCGGTCGACGTACGCGACGGCGCGCTCCATCTCCAGGCGTTCGTCCGCCTCCTTGTCCTCGGTCCAGATGAACTCAAGCTCCTCCTCCCCGAGGAACTCGTGGATCTCCCGCGTGAAGATCTCGCGCAGGAACTCCCGGATCGGGTGCAGGCCGGAGTGGCTCTCCTCCGCGTCCGCCATCTGCCCGGTGGCGCGGTTCATCAGTTGGACCAGCGGGAGCGGGGACGTGTTGAAGGCGTAGCAGACGCCGCGGGCGAGGTACTCGTCGAAGTCCTTGCTCCAGGTGTCGTGTCCGCGCGGGTTCTCCAGGCCGGCGCCCGGACCTCCGGCCATGAACCGGAGCTTGCGCCGCGCCCCGACCTCTCCCGCGAGGAGCTTCTCGAACTTCTCTTGCATGTCGATGATCTGCGCCGGCGTGAAGTTCTCGGGACACTTCCAGAACGCCTCCGGGATGTTGCCCTCGGTGTAGTACGCGAGATAGAAGACGTCTCGGCGGAGGGCGACGTTGAGGAGGATTATCACGCGCTCGACGGGCCCTTGACCGTACGGCGTGTAGGTCCTCGTCGTCCTCGGAGCGTAGACAAGCTCGACCGGCCGTCGCGCCGGCTCCGTCCTGCTCGCGCGGATGGCCTCATCCAGTTCCTCCCTGGAGTAGTACGGACGGTGGAACTCCGTCTCGACGCGGCCGTAACCGATCTGCTGATAGGCGGTCTCCGGGGGCTCGGGCGGCGTCCCGAACGCGTCGACGATGGGCTTTATCGTCGCGCCGTTGATGGGCTTGAGCGCGTACGGCTCCCCGAGGACGGTTCGCTGCCGGTAGATCGTGAGGGCGTCGCAGATCAGCGCGTCGTCCAGGAGGCGCGCGCACCACGAGCGGAAGCTGTGGATCCGGTCCGGGCTCTTGAAGAACTTCTTGACGCGCGCGATCGGTTCCTGGAGGCGCTTCGCCGCCTTCGCGTCGACGGAGTGTATGTCCCACTCCATCCCGAGGACCTGCTGCTTCACGTCCTCGACGGCGGTCGAGACGATCCAGGAGGAGGCCGCGAGGTTCCGAAGCTGCTCGAACGGCGTCATCCACGGGAACTCGGATCGCGGCACGTAGTTGAGGTTGTAGCCGACCGTCGGGAAGTACGCGCGGGGCTCCTCCCCGCGGACCTCCGCCGGCGTGAGAGGGATCCCAGGGCCCGGGACGCGCGCGTTGAAGATCGCCTGCTGTTCGGGCGTGGCGCGGATCACGTGGCCCTGCGCGTCGTAAAGGATCGGGACGGAGCCGTCGGCGGTAACGACCCGCGTCCGGCCGACTAGGATGTCTTCTGCCACGGTTCACCCCGCGAGAGCTTTGCGCCTCTGCTCGTCCTGCTCGTCGATTTGCTTCTGCAACAGGTTCAAGTACGCGCTCGCCCCGGAGTACGCGGACGCCACCGCGATGAGGAGCGCCATCACGCAGTCGTCGTGCATCCCGTCCGGCGCCGAGAAGGACCAGCGCCCGGTCTGCGCGCGCACGGACCGGAAGATCTTCAACTCCTGCTGGAGCGGCGGGATCTTCGCGAGCCGGATCTGTCCGTTCCTCCCGAGACGGGAGAGCGTGAAGATGGCGTTGCGCTTGCTCGTCTCGTCAGTCCACCACTTCTGTGTCTTCGGGTAGAGCGCCTCGACCTCGTCGTAGACCGGCCCTCCCGGACCGTTCGTCTCCAGCACCGCATAGGCCTCGTTCCAGTGGCGCGTGTACTCGGCGATGTGCCGCTTCTGAGTCGTGCTCGGCTCGCGCGTCGTCCGGAAAAGGTCCGTCACGGTCAAGCAGGTCAAGCAGAGCGGAGCGCCGACGGTGAAGTCCCGGTCCTCACCGTAGTCCCACCCGACGATGTACGGGTGTCCCTTGTGCGGGTTCGGGTCCGCGTCCAGGGTCGAGACCTTGTCGACCCACCCGGCGAAGTACGCGTCGGGCGGGGACGCGAAGTTGGCCTCGTACAGCATCTCGAACTCGAACGGCTCCCGGCTGTCCCGCTCGTTGTCGATGAAGCGCTTGTACGCCTTCGCGCGCTCCGGGTCGTGGAACGGAGACCGCGCGTCGAACAGCATCGCCAGCTTGTCCCGGTAGGTCCACTTCCGGAAGACGTAGCGGCCGGCGTTCGCGGGGTCCTGCGCGCGCTCGCAGAGCTTCCAGAACGGGCCCATGATCGGCCCGGGGTTCCCGATGTAGAACATCGGCCCGAGCGTGGCGCTCCTCCTGGAGGAGAGGATCCCGTCCGCCTTCTCCGAGAGCATCCCGCCCTCGTCCGCCAGGACGTCGTGAGCATGAGGTCCTCGGAGGTTGTCGGGGACGTCCCACGAGCGGAACTGCTCCTCGCTCCCGTTGAGGAAGCGGAGCCGGCGGTTGCCCGGGGCCTCGTTGACGCCGCGGGGGCCCGGGACGAGGAGCGGCCGGCAGAGTTCCCTCATCGCGTTGAACACCTGGAGGGTTTGCTTCTCCGTCGGCGCCGCCGTTATCCCGAGCGATCCTCTCATCTGCGCCCTCCTCCTCCACTTCCACGCCGCCGCGAGGTACGACTTACCGAGTCCCGTCCCGCTCAGGATCACGAGGTCCTTGTCGTCCGTTTCCGCCAACTCCCTCTGGTACGGGTAGAGGAGCGGGCCCTCCAACAGCAATTCCCGGACTGTCGGGGAACCGGCAGCGAACGACGGCTCCGTCCCAGAAGCCGGATCCGGCGTCGAAGCCGATGGTCTCGCGCGGTTTCCCGATGGCGTACGCGAGGAACGTGTTGGCCGCCGGGACGCTGCCCTGGACCGCTTGGAGGTAGAGGCGCGCGAAGATCGGCTCGACGTCGTACGCCGCGCGGAGCTTGTCCGAGAACTGCTCCAGGCGGAACCCGAGTTGACGCGTCGACGCGTTCGGGCTCCCGAGCGGCCGGCCTTGTCCTCTGTCCTTCCCACCGTTGCGCCTCCACGGGCTCTCAGCGGTTCCCGACCGCGGGTCGCGCTTCCCCTTGTTCCACGGGCCCCGCTTCTTCGGCACGGGTCCTCACTTCACGGCGACGAACGCGCCGAAGTTCATCCATCGCCAGAAGCACTCGACCTCCCGGAACCCGGCCGCGCGGAGCCGGCCCTCGTTCTCCTCCGCGGTGAGCGGGACGAGGACTCCCTCCAGGGAGAGGCGCTTCCGCTCTATCTGCTCCTCCGAGTACGCGTTGTCGCGCTTGAGTTGGAGGTAGATCTCGCGGAGCAGGACGTCCACGGACGGCGTCGGAGAGGCGAGCTTCTCGACGACTATCATCGCGCCTCCAGGGACCAGCGCTCGGCAGGCCTTCCCGAGGATGGCGGTGCGGTACTCGATGGGGACGAACTGGAGCGTCAGGACCGAGAGGACGACGGACGCCCCGTCGATCGGAGGGAAGTCCTTGCGCAGGTCCAGGAGCCGGACGTCCACGACGTTCTCGGGATAACCCTTGAAGCGCTCCTTCGCCGCCTGGACCATCGGCTCCGAAGCGTCTACGGCCACGAAGCGGCAGAGCGCGCCGAACGCGCGGACGAACGGAGCGAGCGATTCTCCCCGGGAGCAGCCGAGGTCCGCCACGACGGAGGCCGGCTTGATGAAGGCCGCGCCGACGCGGAAGACGGAGTCCCGCATCACCTCGTACTGCGGGATGGAGCGGCGGAGCATGTCGTCGAAGACGTCCGCGACGTCGGCGTCGAACTCCCACTTCCCGGCGGGGACGGTGCGGTCTATCGCGACCTGATCCAGCGGCGCCGCCGTCCTGTGGCATGAGCAGCGCGCGTCCGGGCAGGTCTCCCCGAACGGCGTGTAGAACCCGAGCAGGTGTCTAAAGCGCGCCATCGCCATCGGTCCTCCTCCTACATCCTCGCGGAGCCGTACGCCAGCCGGAACGCGGCCGCGTAGAATCGCTGCGCCCCGAGCGTGACACGCTCCGCCTCGGACTTCAAGCCGAGCCCGTCTTGGAAAGCGAGTTTCGTCCTCCAGCAGATCCCGCGCGGAAGGAGGGACTCGGCCGCCTCCTGGAGCGGGACCTTGCGGTGCGACTTCTGCCAGCAGGCCTCCTTCGGGAACCCGAGGACCGCCTCGACGAGAGCCGTGTTGAGGAACGGGAGCCGGCACTCCACGCTGTGCGCCATGAAGATCTTGTTGCAGCGCGCGAAGTTGCTCCGGTGTTGGGAGAGGAAAAGCTCCCGACGGTACTCCGTCCAGCCGGCGGAGCGGACGCCGTGGAAGGAGAACCCGTACGAGGCGAACAGTTCGTCCGCGCCCTCCCCGGAGAACGTGACCTTGAACCCGTCCCGCTTCATCGCCCGGGCGAGGTGGAGACAGGCCCACCCGATTTCGACCTGCGCCTTCCGCGGAAGCTCGATGCAGCGGACGACCTCCGCGAGCCCGTCTTGGGAGGGCGGCGGCACGAGGACCTCCCGGAGTTCGAGGTCCAGGTAGGCGGCGACGGAGCGCGCGGCCGCGAGGTCCGGGGAGTCCGGGTCCATGACGGCCGTGTAGCAGACGAGCTTCGGGAAGTGGGGCTTGAGCAGGGCGGCGACGATGGACGAGTCCACCCCTCCCGAGAGCAGGGTGCAGACCGGGACGTCCGAGAGCGTCCGCTCCTGGACCGAGGCCCGGAGGCGCTGCAACATGACCGCGGCGGGGTCCTCTGGAGCCGGAGCGGGGATGAGCCGATAGTACGAGCCGATGGAGAGGCCGGAGCCAGGGCTCCAGCGGACGAAGCAGCCAGGAGGAACCCAACAGGCCGCCGGAACGTGTTCCCCGCCGAGCGCTGCCAGGACCTTGACCTCGGAGGCGAAGGCGATCCCGGAGACCGCGGAGAAGTGGAGCGGGACCTCTCCGAAGCGGTCCCGCGCCAGCCAGAGCGTCTCGCCGTCCGTCCAGGCCACGGCGAACATTCCCTCGAAGCGCTCCAGGGCGTACACGCCCCACTCGTCCAGCGCGACGGTGACGACCTCCGTGTCCCCGGACGTCGAGAACCTCCGGCCCTTCTTCCGAAGCTCCGAGCGGAGCGCCTTGTAGTTCCAGAGTTCGCCGTTGTAGGAGACGGTCGTCCCGCCGGCGCGGAACGGTTGATGCGAGGCGGGAGACGGGTCGACGATGGAGAGCCGCGCGTGACCGAGCGTGAACCCGCCGGCCTGGACGGCGTCTTGGAAGTCGGGCCCGCGGTGGCGAGAGCAGGAGAGCGCCCTCCGGACCGCCGGCTCCTCGCGTCCGCTCGTCCCGACTATGCCGCACATGAGGGCTCGAGGATTTCGTCCCGGAGGACGCGCGCGACGTGGTACATCATCGGGGGCGGGACGGCGCGGCTGAGCCGCTCCCACTGTTGCCGGAAGTCCCCGGTCAAGACGAAGTCCTCGGGGAACCCGCAGATCCGGCGAAGCTCCCACGGGTAGAACTTCCTCGGCTCGTTGGGATGCGTCACGCCGGCTGCGCTCCGGATACCTGCGGTCTGAGTAACAGTCGGGCAGGGCAGGTCCGGATCCGGGCGGACGAGGGAGAAGTAGCGGTCCGACTGTTGACCGGGCTTGAGTCGCTCCCACTCCTTCGCGATGGCGTTCTTCTCGAAGGACGCGTCTCCCCAACACTCGACGCGGAAGTGGTAGGAGGCGAGCGAGTCGACGCAGACGGTCACGGTCGGGCAGGGGCGGTCCGTCACGTCTCCCGCTCCTCTGCTCCCCGAGGTGTCGTGCACGACGCGGGTCACGTGCGGGAGCGCGTCTCGTATCGAGTAGCGGTACGGGAGGGGCTTCGGGAACGCCGGCTCTCGCTCCAGGTCATCGCGGACGCCGACGAGTATGACCCGGACGCGGACCTGTGGGACACCGAGCCATTGAGCGTCCAGGAGCCGAGCCCCGACGCGGTAGCCGCACGCCTGGAGAGCGAGGAGGATCTCCTTCATCATCCCGACCGAGACGCCGCGGGCGAGGCCCGAGACGTTCTCCGCCACGAACGCCCGGGGCCGGACGCCGCGGACGATCCGGACGTACTCCCCGAAAAGGTCGTCGACGCGCTGCTTCGTCTCGGAGTATTGCCGGACCTGTCCCCAGTGCTTGCTCGTCTTCCCCACGGTCGAGAAGCTGGCGCAGGGCGGCGAGCCCTCCAGGACGTCGACCTCCGCCTCCTTCCCCGCCGCGTCTCGAACCTCCTGGAGGACCTGCTCGGGCGTGACCGCGCGGAGGTCCTGAGTGCAGAGGACGGGAAGGGGAGGCGGGAAGTTCGCGCGGTAGGTCTCGGCGGCGGCGGGGATGAACTCGTTCGCCCACACGGTACGAAAGCCGGCCATCCGGAACCCGAGGCAGGAGCCGCCGGCGCCTGAGAACAGCGAGACGACGTTGAACCCGTTCCAGGGGACGGCGCGGATCTCCTTCATCGTCGGGAGCCGGAACGGGGGCTTCGCGGTCAGGACTTCCGCGGCCGGCAGGCGCCCTTCCACTCGTAGCCGCACTTGGGACACTGATGCGTCGCCTCCAGGTTGTCGACGGACGGGAAGTCCGCCGGCGCCTTGATCTCCGCGAGCGCCTTCGCGATGAGGGCCTCGACCTCCGCCTTCTGGTAGCCGGTGGCGGCGAGGTTGGCCTCGGCCTTCTGCAAGTCGTCCAGGACGCGGCCGAGGAACGCGGGATCCATCGCGCCGCGGTTGTTGAGCGCGAGGTGGATCTCCTTCTCGGCGCGCGGGTTCACGCTGACGACTACCGCGGGGACGCGCCGCTGCTTGAGCCGGCGCAGGGCCCGGACCCGGTGTTCTCCGCCGACGACGTAGAGGCCGCGCTCCGCCTTCGGCCAGCCGTCCGCGCGGCGGTTCACGACGACGGGTTCGAGGAACTTGTAGGCGGCGATGGACGCCTGGAGCCCGTCCAGTTGGACCGAGGTCATCCGGTTCGGGTTGTAGGGGAGGAAGCGGATGCTGGAGAGGTCCAGAGCTACGGGGCGGAGAGCGGGCGAGCGCTCAAGCGGTTCCGGACTCCGCCTCGCCATGTACGCCCCCGCCTTGATACCGCCGGAGAATAAAATTCAACGCCGGGACGCATGATGCGTTATGTCGGAGCGGGTTGTCAAGAGGACGGCGGCCGGAGTCGAACCGACTACCTCCCCGCCCATTGGCTTGAGCGGGGCGCTCTCCCGTTGAGCTACGCCGTCCGTGAGGGATCACGGTTCTCCCTCTATCTCCATGTAGACAAGCTCGAAGCGCTCGGTCGCTGGAGGGAGGGGGCCGAGCAGAGCTTCCGCCTCCACGGATCCGTGGTCCATGACGTGTCGGAAGCCGAAGACGATCCGCCGGCGGGTCCAGAGCTTGCGCTTGCCGCGCGGGCCCTTCTGGCTCCAGCCGTGGATCTCGACGCGGACGCCGGAGCGGAGGGCGTCGACGATCTTTGGGGAGATCTCGGGGCTCCGGAGCTTGTCGACGTGCGCGGCGATGTCGGCGGATCTGGAGGCCTGGACGTAGAGTTTCCCCTTGCCCGGGCAGAAGGCGTCGACGTCGACGAACCCGTGAAGGTCCCGGTGGATCCCGGGCGGCATCCCGGGACGAGGTCGGGCTTGTCCACAAGCACTGCAGCGGTTCGGGCCGGGGATGGCGATCCACTTCTCCGCGACGTCGGCGGTCCAGCCTTCCTTCCGGAGCGCCTCAAGGGTTCGTTGGACAGGTAGACTTGCCGGCATCGGTCTCCTCCTTCTCGGCGGTGATGGCCGCCCGGACGGTGAGGACGAGCTTGTTGAGGGCCCCCCGCGTCTCCGGAGAGAGGCGGTCCGGGAGGTCGACGAACAGGACGAAGGCGCCGCCCCCGAGGTCGGCTCGGACGACGCGGCCGCGGCGGATTATCCCTGCCATAGGTCACGGACCCGTCGACAGGAGTCCAGGAGGGCGCACAGGCCGGCCGGCGTGATGCTCTGCTCCCCGTCCGAGAGCGCCGAGCTCGGGTCGTCGTGGACCTCGATGATGAGGCCGTCGGCGCCGGCGGCGACCGCGGCGAGCGCCACGGGCGGGACGAGGCCGGCCGCCCCGGTGGCGTGGCTCGGGTCGGCGATGACGGGGAAGGGAGCGGTCGCGTGCAGGTAGGCGATGGCGTTGACGTCCAGGACGTTGCGGTAGGCGGTCTCGAACGTCCGGATCCCGCGCTCGCAGAGGATCACGCGCCCATCGT